GCTTCCAATCGGGGTTTTCGAGACATAGCTTGATGCAGTGACGAAGGTTTTGGGCGTTGACCTTGTCGCCATCGAACCGCGGCGACAGGTAGCGTTCTTCGGAAATGATCTTCGGTTGCGGAACTCCCATTTGTCCCGAGTGCCGAACGTATCGGAGTTCGTTCACTCCATTCGGAAAGTTCTTCTGCAAGACGTGCTCCGCTACCTTCGGGCTGCACACGACCCAAGCCAGTCCCTCCGGGACAGTGTGCCCGCCATTCGTTTCGATTGCCTGCCGATAGCCTCGGTCGTTGAACCATGCCACGATTTCACTCGTGAGTTGAAGAGCCGGTTCCCCTCCCGTCCATACGATCCAAGTCCCCGGCGTCTTGGCACATTCCGCCCTGATCTCCTCCAGCGTCATCTGCTTTCCGCTTTCGAACTCGGTATCGCAGAACGAGCACGCCAGATCGCATCCCGTCAGTCGAACGAAGATCGAAGCCTCGCCAACCCGCCTTCCCTCGCCTTGCAGCGAGTAGAAGATTTCGTTGACCCGCAGGGTGATGGATTCAGCGCCCATAACGACACGCGGAAGTGCAGGTTTCGTAAATGGTGACGGCCCGCAGATTGGGCAACTTCGGCAGGATTGCTTGAAAGACCCACTGAGCCACTTTCTCGGAGGTAGGGTTTTCGAGCTCCAGCGTTTCGTTGATGTAGTGGTGATCGAGACGCGACTCAACCAAGGGTGAGACCGCCGCCTTAATGTCCCCGAAATCCATCACCATCCCCGACTTAGGACCGCTTTCGTGCAGCTCCGGGCTTTCGACTTCCACCAGCATCTTCCACGAATGGCCGTGCAGTCTCGCGCACTTGCCATCATGCCGCGGCAACCGGTGTGCCGCTTCAAACGTGAACTCTTTGGAAAGCGTCCACCGAAGGTCTGCTCGCCTGTCATTTCCTCGGGTTCTCTTCATTCGCTTCGCTCTTTTTTTCGTAGGCTCTCCACTACCTTTTCCAGCCCGTTTCTGAAATCCGCCTCGGTCTCGTGTCGAGCCTTTGCCGCGTTGAACATATGCTCCATCGACGGGACTTTTCTCCCGAGCCAATCCGCAACTTCCGACTCCTTCCTACCTGTCATCGCCGCCGTCAGCACGAAGGCGTGCCGCGCCTTGGAAATCGGATAGTGCTTTGCCCGTGACCGGACTTCGGTTTCTCCGAAACCGAACACCGACTTCACCGCGCGATGAATTTCACGGAACGATGCCATTGGAAGCTGTCTCGCCGCGCCTAGTTCTCGCCAAGACGGTTCGTTTCCCGACTTCACTCTCCCGCTTTTCGAAGCTCCATCGCCACCTTCGCCGCCTCGCAGGCTTGCAGAAGGATCGTTCCGTTGCCGAAGTTGGGTTCCCCGGGGTTTCCATCCGATGGACTGAGCCAGTAGTGAACATGAGCGCGCGTCCACTCGATTCCCGGGAACATGCGCTCCGCCTGCACCAGAACTTCCGGCAGGAAGCCCTTGTTGCGCCGGGCGAACTGTCTGTAGGGCGAGATGCGCGCTGTCCATAACTTGGTTCCTTTTCCGTTGCGGTTCTTCATTTCGTTCTCCTATTTTCCAGAATTGCCTGCGCGGTGTCCGCTGCTTTGTCTCCAAGCTGCCTGCGGTATCGCAGCACCAACTTGGCTCCGAGAATGGTTTGACGCGGCGTGAGGAAAGGCAAGCTCGCAAGTTGCCTTCCGATGATCGCGTCGACCTTCGAAAATCCCGCTCCGTCCAATCGCCGCGCGCCGTCGCAGAAGGTCGCGAGCAACTGCAAGAGGTAGCGGATTGCGTCCGCCTGCTCCCGCGTCACGGTGATTTCGAAATCCTCCCTCCGGGTCAGCGGTTCGTGCCGGGCAAGCGTCGGAACCTGCCTGATTTCCTCGGCCATTTCCGCGTCCAAAGCCCGGTCGGCCAAGTCCGCCTTTTCCAAGCACGTCTTGGCCATCTGCGCGTCCAGCGTTCCGTTCACCACGCAAACCTCGACCGTCACGGTGTCGCGCTGCCCGATGCGGTGCGCTCGATCTTCGCACTGCATCATCTTCGACGGAACCCAATCGAACTCGTGAAACATGACCAGCGTCGCGGCCGTCAGGTTGAGCCCTTCGCCAGTCGCGCGAATCGAGCCGAAGAACAGTCTGCATCCCGGATCGCGCTGGAATCGGTCGACGGCTTCCTCTCGCTCCCGCTGCTCGTGGCCCCCGTGAACCACAACGGACGCTGAGCGGAACGCGTTGTGAAGCGATTCCAAAACGTCCTTGTGATGGGCAAAGACGAGGATCTTCTGCGTCTCCTCCAACCGCTCGCGGATTGCTTCGATCATCAGCGGCACTTTCGCAACCGCCATTTCATGACGCATCCGCGCCATCTCTTCGAAAGCAATCGTCCCGATGGTCCGCATCCGCTTCACCGCGTCCCGATATTCGTCCTCAGACCCGGACGCCTTGGCCAACTCGACGGCTGCGGCGGCTTCCTCCTGTTGCTCCTTGAATCCGCGCCCCATCTCAGACTCGCGTCGGGCAAGCGCGTCGAGTTCTCCTCCTCCAAACGTCGTGACGGTTCGGATCTTCGGCGGCAACTCGGTCAGCACTTCCCGCTTGAGCCGACGGATCATGATGTTTTCCCGAAGGAACCGCTGCAAGGCTCCCATCCCAACGTCAGTCGGTCCGGACGCCTGACCGGACCCGTAGGTGATTCCCGCCAGCTTGAGCAGCTTCCACTTCGAAGGGAACCGAACCGGATCGAGCCACCATAGAACCGTCCAAAGCTCTTCCAACCGGTTCTCAATGGGCGTCCCGGTAAGCGCAATCTTCCGCTTCGCCGGGATTCCGGACCGCGCCAGAGAGGCGTCTTCGTTTCGCTTCGGTTTGTAGCCGCAGATCGCTTTGGCGCGGCGCGTTGCCGGATTCTTGAGCAGATGACTTTCGTCGACGATCACAACATCCCACATCCGCGCCAGCGACTTCGGCCAGACGTGCGCGATGTCGAAGTTGATGATGACGACGCGGGTTGAAGGAAACGCCTTCCCGTCAGCGATGCCCACGGACTCTCGCAGATCAGGATTCACCAACCACCGCCGAAGCTCCCGCAGCCAGTTAAATTTCAGTCCCGCTTTCGTGATCACCAAAACGTCCGAAGCGTTCGGCGTCGCGTTCACGACTCCGATTGCTTGGATCGTTTTCCCAAGTCCCATTTCGTCCGCGATCAGGCAACCCGACCGTGCAAGCGCATACCGGATTCCGGCCCGCTGAAATGGCCGGTAGGCAAGCCCGTCGGGCACCGGATACGCAACGTCCGCGTCCGTCGCCTTGCTCTCCTCAACCGCCGCCTTCCGTCGCTTCTGCTCCTCCGGGTCGATTTGCTGCCACCAGCACGCTTCCCACACGTCGAGAAGCGTCTGCCGGCCGTTCATCTTCGGACCGACCGAGACTCCCGCGGCGCGCAGCGCAGGCTTCCGAACTCTCCAGATCTGCCAGAACGATTCCGTGGCGTCCGCCTTGCTGAGCATCCGCGGTCCGTTCTTGGTCATCACTTCCTTCGGAGCGGACCAAGGGAGTAGCGCTTTGATTTCGTCGGTGGTCATGTTCGCGAGTAAAAGCCGGGGGCAGCCTTCCGCCCCCGGCGTTGCGAGTGTTCCGTCAGCGGGCGAGCGCCATCAACTTCCCGGCGCGGGTCTCAAGCTCTATCCGCGCATCCGCGTATTCGATGGATCGGGCCGACGCGGTGAACCCGTTGATGAGATCCCACAGCGTCTCGCACCGGCCCTCTTCCGCGCGGGCGAACTGCACCGCGTCCCGAACCTGCGCGCGGCGGAAGTCATACTTCGCCGCGAACGCCTTCTGCCACTCGTCGCCGAGCCGGCCGGTCTCGGTCGCCACCGTCTGGCCCGGGATGTTCACGAGGTCGATCAACCGCATTCCCTTCGCCTTCGCGATGGCGTCTTCCGCAGGCTTGGCCGAAGCGTTGACGTAGGACAGGAGCGCCGGCATCGCTTCGCGGTCGAACCGTGCCGGCCCACCCGACGAGTGCCGGACGATCATGCGGGAAACGTCCTGCGCGTCCCACACCAGATGGTTCCCGCAGACGACCCGGAAGAGGAACGTCATCAAGCCGAACGTCCGCGCGCCCGTCTCGGAGTTCCAGACGAAGAAACCGCGGTTGAGCCGGTCGCGTTCACCGCCGCCGTCCACGATGCTCCCCCCGTCGATCATGAAACAGAACACGTCGTGATCGCTGGCGTAGAGTCCGGACGGTTTGCCGCTCCAGTCCTTCGGGTTGAAAAACCGTCCGCCGCTCCGGTCCACGATCCGGTCGACCGCCTCCACCACGTCCGCGTCCCAAATCCGCCCGTAGGTGCGGCTCGTCACCGCCTGCATGGTGTCGATGTCTTCCCCTTCGACCGTCATCACCTTGAGCGCGTCCCGGTCCTCCCGGTAGCTCTCCAGAGAGGAGTTGATGCACCGCGCCACCAGTTCGACCGGCAGCTTGCGGAGGTAGCTGGCGGGCGCTCCGACGATGCTGCTCAACTGCCCGAACGCCCAATGCGACGGACGAGCCGGGGCGATCCCACTGTTGAAGACCAGCCCGCCCGCGTCTTCCTTGGCCCGCAGGTCCGTCAGGTCCACGTCGAACGCGCGGGTTCGTTCGCGCCGGGTCATCACCGCGTCCCGAAGGGATGCGAGGGACTCGTAGCGTTCATCCGCCGGACGGGTACGCCACTGCTCATTCGCCGTCGTAAGGAGCGATCCTCCGTTGCGGTTTCCGAGGGTCGCGAGGTTTGCGTTGGTGTTCATGGTTTCGGTTCTGTCGTTGGTTTTTGGTTCCGGCATTCGCCGGCCTCTACCCCGAACCGTTGCCCGGGGCAGAGACCGTTGAACGAGCGGTCATCCGCGCATCACGTAGGCGTCTTCCATCCCGTCGTAAACCTCCAACCATCCCGCTTCCATCCCGTGCTTGATCGCTGCGTCCGCCAGCGCGTGGCAGTTTTCGGCGTTGCCGTTGTCCGCCTGCTCCCGGATTTCCCGGGCGATCTCTTCCCGGCCGACCGGTCCGCACGCGCGGACGATTTCCATTGCCGCCTTGATGTGGTCGTGCCGCTCGGGGTTGCTGTTCGCGTTCATCTTCGTTTTGGTTTCGGGTTTCGGTTGGTCGCCGTCGACGGGGGACAGTAAACGGGATTCTGTCCGAAACGTCAAATCCTTTTTTCGATCATCACAACGACCCTTGGCGCGCCATCCGTCCGTTGCTGGGCGTACTGCCAGCGCACACGCCTATCGTTGTCCGGGACGCCGAGGCTCGCGGCAATCGCGTCCACAAGCGGTTTAAGCGACGCGCGGAGGTTGTCGTGCGCGTCGAACTCGCGGCGCAACATCGCGATCAGCGTCACGACGACGACAACCACTTGCGAAGGTCGGACAGTTCCCACGCGCCTTTTGACGACGCGCGTTCCCACGCCAGACCCGCCGCCTTCCGGTGCCGGTGCTTGACGCTCCAGTGCTGGCCCGCCGTTCGGTTCGGGCTGACCGGCTTCCACTCGACAGACGCGAGAAGGATGACACCAAACGCCGGGGGAGGTTTCGACATAGCTCGCGGGGATGCCTGCCGGCTTCATCCGATCAGGTTCCTTGGAGGAAGTTCGAACTCCTTCCCGACCTTCCTCCAAAGGTGCAGGCAGTACGGGTGCAGGTTCACGTATTCATCGTTCCGCGGGTGAAACTGCACCACCGTTTCGTCATCCCGCCAGAACATCGTTTTCACCGTCTGCATTTCGTCCCAAGTCGGGCAGCGACCCGCGCAGGAAACCGAAACGTGCTCCCATTGAGCTTCCTCGGGTTCTTCGTCCGGAGTGCCTGACGAAACGATCCGCAGCGGTCCGCGTTCGAAGTATCCGAAGTTCCTCCCGGTCTCTCCCGCGCCGAGAACTGGATGCGCGCGGCGAAACTGTTCAATCCGCAGGTTCGGTTCCGTTCTCACAACAACACATCCGCTTCCGATTCGGCTTGGCGCAGGAAGCCGCAGGCCTGCCTGTAATAGGACTCCTTGAGTTCCGTCCCGATAAACTTCCGTCCCAGCTTAAGCGAACATACACCCTCGGAGCCGATGCCCATGAACGGCGAAAGCACCACGTCTCCCGGGTTTGACCAAAGAATCAAGGCACGTTCGATCAGGTCCAACTGGAGCGGGCAGATATGCTTCTCGTCCGCAGCCTCTCGGGCCGCTTCCTTGTTGAGCGTGCGCGTCTGTTGCACATCCATCCAGACGGGGCTGGCCCATTGCTGCCACTGGCCCACCGGGAACTGTTGCGCCGTGTGGGTGATTGGCGAGGCGTTCACTCCCGGCTTGCGAAAGGCCAGCAGGTAGTCGGGAAGCCCTGCCCGTGACATGGCCGAATCCTTCTTGAGCTGCTTGTGTAGAAGCCCGACCGACTTCGTGCGTTGCATTTCCACCACAGGGTCTTTCCAGATCGTGATGCGCGAATGGTAGATGAATCCGGCGTCGATGTGGGCTCGAATAATCATGCCCGGGAAGTCGCGCAATCCAACCTCTCCGTGCTTCCACTTGAACGATGGAAGGTCGATACAGTGCACCGCAGTAAGACGGCCGGATTGCGTCGCCCGGAAGATGTTGCCGATCACGAACCCGTAATGCTCCATAAACTCGTCATCGTCCGCGCAGTTCCCCATGTCCTCCATCTTGTCGGAGTAAGTGTATAGGTTAGCAAACGGTGGAGAGTAGACGGAGAACCCGATTGCTTCGTCGTGAAGTGTTTCGAGGAACGGAACACAGTCCGTGTTGTGTGCTGCCCAATTCTTGCCTGTCTCGGTTTTCATCGGTTAAGTGAGTTTACCGCCGCAGTCCGCATAGCCGACTTCATATCGTCATGAGCTTCCATCTTCTCGCGCACCGTTCGCCAGACGCCCTGCTCTGATTCTGCGATCACCACGTCAACGTGCACCGGCCGCTTCTGCCCGAATCGCCAACTACGCCGGATTGCCTGATAGAAGCTCTCGTAGCTGAATGATAGGCTGGCAAAAATGACGTGGGCGCAGTGCTGCCAGTTCAGCCCGAATCCGGCGATACTAGGCTTCGTGATAATCTTCAAGACATCTCCTCGGCTGAATGCTTCTAGCTTTTCCTCCTTCTCGTCGGGATCGTCGGCACCACGCACCTCGATGCTGTTCGGTATCGCGTCTCGCAGTGCCTTGCTCTCGTCGTTGGACTCGCACCAGATAATCGTCGGCTCATTCGTGCTGGCGAGTTCTGCCGACTTCTCCACCCGCTCATGCAGCGTCGCCCGCTTGTCCGCGTAGATGTTAGTTGCTGACAGTTCCATGCAGCCGAACAAGGAGCCGGAGTCGATGTTCGGCCGCCCTTTCGTTTCGACAACGTGCATAGAGGTTGTGATTGGTGGCAACATGAATGGCGTATCGTCTCCACCAGCGTCCGATGGCTTCGCCACGCACGCCGCCCACGTCGCGACCCATCGCCAAAAGTCAGCTTGCGCGTGTCCCTTCAACCTCCAAGTCCCGGTTTCTCCAGTGTCGTTGACGAACCATCGTGCTTGCATCTGCCCGGTGGTCATAACGCCGAGAAACTCCGCGTGGTTTCCGAGTTCGGTGTGATCGTTCGGAGAAGGTGTAGCGGTGCACGCAAGCCGGTATGGAGTGTTGCGGAAGGAATCCACCAGAAGGTTGCGCGTCTTACCGGTGAACGATTTAAGGATCGAGCTTTCATCCAACACGACAGCGGAGAACCGTGTAAGATCGAAGTAATGAATACGCTCGTAGTTCGTGATGGTGACCTTTCCGCACACCGATCCGTCCTTAGAGTTATGAACGTCCATCCCCAGCTTGTCCTTGCCCTCGCGGACGGACTGCGGAGCCACGGCAGGAGGCGCGAGGATCAAGACTTCTCCGGGCATCTGCCGCGCCCACTCCAACTGGCAAAGCGTTTTACCTAGGCCTGTGTCGAGGAACATCGCGTACCGACCGGCGCGGATTGCGCGTTCTACGACGGTCCGCTGGAACGGGAACAGGACCGGAGACAATTCGCCAAACTCGGTCAGGCCGGACGGACGCGCCGAAATAGCCTTGCGTGATAGGAATTCCTGATAGTTCACTTCAACTCCTTCCTTAACGGTCCTCCGTCTTGTTTGGTTTTGCTTTGTTCACTCCTCCACCACACGTCTTCCCCCTTGAACTTCGGAGATCCCCACGGTCCGACGAACCAAGCCGCGCTCAAGCACGTCGAGTACTCGCACCCTTCCGGACGCACGCTGATAAGGAATCCAGCCTGCGCCCGTTGGTCTCTTAGAATCGCCACAACCTCCAAAGGTCCGGTCAACTTGTCCGACCGGGACGTTTCGTTCCAGTAGGGTTGAACTTCCAACCGGTCGCCCACCTTCAACGAAGGGAGCCACCATAGATCCTCTTTGGTGATCATGGCGCGTCCGGTTTCGGTTCGGTGTTCGGTTTCGTCGATTCAACCGGAGCGACCGGCTTCGGCGTTTCGACGACAGGACCCGCTTGCCGGTCGCGGAGAACGCGCACCGCTTCGAACAGTTTCCGGCGCGATTCCGACTCGGCGGCGAACTGGTGCCGCCGCTCCCAACAATTAACCGCGACCTTCTCGGCGATTTCCGGGTTGGCCAGTCCGGATGCCACGAGGAGGTTTTCCCACTGGTCGTATGCCGACTTGATCCCAACCTCTCGCCCGGCCGTTGCCGCCGCCATGCCGGCGGCGATCACGCACAACAGCACCAGCGCTCTTCCCTTCTCGGTCTTGTCGTTCATGCTTTCCTTTTGGCCGGTAGTTCCGGCACGGGTGTTTCGTCCGGGACGTTCCACAGACCGGGCTCGCAGAGCAATCCGCGTCTCCGCGCCTCTACGGGATGCGCGGCTACCCACTCGTGGCACTCCCTTCGCAAAGCTCTCCAGTGTCTCCAATCCAGCAACAGCGTTCCCGCCCGTCCTCTCGTGTGGTGCACGTCCAGTTCGCTCGGGCGATTGCAGGAACCGCACTCGCAGATTCCGTTCGCGTGAAACCGGAGCATCCACTCCGCTTTCAAAACCGCGTACCGGCTCAACCGTTTTCGCTGCCTCTTGCTGACAGGGGCGATTCGCGCCGGCTTCTTCTCGGGAGCCTTCGGCGCTCCGGGTAGGAACGTCCAAAGTGCCGGACCGTATTTCTTTTTCCGGATCATTCGCCCCTCTTTCGCCGCGCTTCGGCTTGATGCTCGACTATCTTCCGGACCATCAACTTTCCGAACTCCCGGTAGGCAATTTCGATGTGCGAGCACCGCGTCGCTCCCGTCCCTCCCTTGATTCCGCGCTCAAGCTTCGGGGCGCACTGGATCGAGAATCGTTCACACGTGCAGGACCCGTTCGTATCGTAAGAGTCCAGTTCAACGCGGTGCTGAATCCCGGGCCGAGATGCCGAGCGAACCAGAAAGACAAGAGGCTCGCCCGGCATCCCTTCCACTGACGCGACGTAACCCATCTGCTCACGCGGCGTTGATCTGCACCCGCAGCCGGTTGTTTCCGCGCAACCCGATGGTGAGCCCAACCGCTTCGAACAAGTCGATGATCGCGGTCGCGATGTCGGCGGCGTTCCGCCGGTTCAGCTCTCCGACGACCGTCGCCACCCACTGATTTTCTTCCTTCACCGTCACGGTGACGTTCCGCCGGAACGCGGCGCGGCAAACGTCCCGAAACAGTTCCACGGTCCGGTCGTAGTTCAGAGGATTGTCGTCGCTCTCCTCCGCTTCGCTGGCGCGCACTTCGCGGATCGCGAATCGGCTCGGAGCCAGCAGCGTCCGTCCCAAGCGCACGAGAGCGTTGAGCGTCTTGCCGCCGCGCCCGACGATTTTCGAAACGTCGGTTCCGTTGCAGTACACCGTGAGCACAACCGATCCGACGGATGCCTCCCATTCGAACTCCACGGAGCTCGGCTTTGTTGCCAAGGCTTCCACGCATCGCTTCACCAACGTTTCGTTTTCCATTGTATCCTCCCGCGTTTGCCGATCCCTTCCGCCCGGACCGCTTGGTTAGGCGGTCTCGCCTTCCGGCTTCGGTTCCTCCGCCGCCTCCTCCTGCACCTTGCGCGGACGGCCCGGCTTGCGCTTCGTCGCCTCCAGATCCTCCTTGCTGAGCAGGAGCGGTTGCGCCGGGTCGTCCAGCTTGCGAACCCGCTTGTCCGTCACCGACGACGTGAACCGGATCATGGTCTCGACGATGGGGGCGGATTCCGTCAGATCGAGCTTCACGGAGAAGTTGACGACGACAACCGGCTTCTCGGCTTCGTCCATCACCTTCCGAATCTCCGACTCATGCTCCACGTAGAGCGCGCCCACGTCTTCCTGAATCGCCGACAGCGTTTCGGGACTGACCAGCGGTTCCTTCTGCTTCTGCACCTTCTTCTTCGTTGCCATGTTCGTTCCTCGTTAGGGTTGTGGTTCTCCTGTTTCCGTCACGCTCCGGTTTTCGGAGTCGCGACGTTCCGCCGGGATGGGCCACTGAGCGCCACCCAAGCGAAAGCCTGTTCCCTCAATCGCTCGGCCAACCGCGGTCCGATGAACTCCGCGAACTCGCGCGCCGCAAGGTTGGTCGTGATGATGGTCGGAAGTCGATTCGCGTGCCGACGGTAGAAGACGGATTCCACCAAAGCACCTTCGTCTTTCGCTCCGGTCGAAAGTCCAAGGTCGTCCCACACGAGCAGAGCCGCATTCCCGAGCCGCAGCGCCAGCGACGCTGGATTGCCCGACCCGTACTCCGCGCGAAGCGTCGTCAATGCCGACGGTTGGTCCGTCCAGATCGAACGGTGAATGCGCGCAGCGCGAAACGCTGCCGTGGCAAGGTGCGTCTTCCCGCGTCCCATCGCGCCGCTGACGATCAGCACACCGCGCAGGTTTCGCGCAAACGCGATTGCCTTCTCAGCCGCCGCCCCGTCCTGCGCGCATTCCACTCGCCAGTTCTTGAAACTCGCGTGCCGGTACACCGTCGGCACTCCGCGCGCCGCCATCCATTCGCGCACCCGGCATTCGGAGCAAGGCGAGAACACCGTCGCCGCATCGCCTTCAACACGCCGTCGCGCCGTTTCCTCCACGTCCCAACGCAGCGCTTCGCCGCATTCTCGGCAGCGCTCTTTGGTGGACTCGGCTTCCCGTCGAACCTGTTCGAAGAGCGCGGTTCTTGCCCGCAGGTTTTCCAGCAGATTCGGGAAAAACCCTCCGACTATCTCGCGCGCCGCCATCGGTTCTTTCGGTTCCTGTTTCAACGTTCCTCCTGATTTGTGACTTTTCGATTTCGGAAGTCAAACCGTTTTTCCGCCCGACCCTTCCGCGCTTTCAGCGAACTGCCGCGACCAGTCGCCTTGCAGACCGGCGTCCCGTTCCTTGGAGAACTTCGACCATCCGCCCGGCTTCGGTGCCGAAGCCTTCGGCGCATCCATCCGAGCCCACCACTTCGCAAGCGCCATCGCCGTCACGGTCGCGCCTTCGAAGTGCGATGCCCAATTTGCAGCCCGCCGCCGAATCTCCGCCGCGACCGCCTCCATTTCGGCCCCGGGCATCATGCTGCGGATCGCCTTCAACGCCCGCCCGATCCCGCCCGCCGCGATGGGGGACGGGTTCCCGCCATGCCCTTCGATCTCCGCCAGCGCGTCCCACGCTGGGTTTCGTTCCCGAGCTAAACCCTGCGCTTTGCCCCCGCGCTTGGCGCAGGGCTGGCTTTTGGGCGTCGGGCTGTCCGTCGGGACCGGGTTGGCATCAAAACGCGCCTCAACCGATTCTCGCGCGTTCTCGACCCCCGCGCCGCCGGCCGGCGGCAATAGGGTTTCCCCTTGGCTCTCGTTTAAGGTTTGGCTCTCGTTATATATAGAGCGTCCTCGACAGTTTTCGACGCGGGAAACTTCTGTCGCGGGAAAATTCGCGGTGTCGCGCACTTGGATTAGAACGTAACGATTGTTCCCAAACCCTTCGGAGCTATTGGTTTGCCCCTCGTTCTCAAGCCATCCGTTGGTCTCAAGTTCCCCGCGAAATTTCCGCGCCGTCTCCTCTGTGACGCCCAAGAGCCGAGAGATGCGCTTCATGCCGGGCCACATCCGCCCGTCGCCGTCGGCGTGCCGGTCCAAAATCGCGTACAGGCAACGCGCTCCCGGGCTGATGGTTGAGTCAAAGAGAAGGTCCTCCGGGACGGTCGCAAACCTGTGCTGTCGTCGTATCGTGCTCATGGCTATCTACATTCGTCGTCGTCGTCGTCGTCCAAAAACGGACCGTCCTTGAGAGGATACGCCTCCAGCTTTTCTCGGTTGAACCGTGTTGTGGCTGCGGTGAACCCTCCGTCTGGCCGGCAATGCTGTTCCCTCGAAATCCATCGGTCCTTTACCAATCGTCGAATCGCCAACGTGACCGTCTCTTGGCTGATCCCGCAGAAATCCGCGACGGAAGCATTTGGGCAACGGGCTTCTCCGTGCTTGTCCGCGAAGTTCGCAAGGCAAAGCGCCACCAGTTTCGTTGAAGGCGTATTGAAGTCCGCGTGCCAGACCAGAGCGGAAAAGTAGGCGTTCATGCTCTGAACCCAAAAACACGCGCCCGGGTGGGCGGTGGTTTGGACCGACTCCAAGAGCTGAGTCGTAGGCTTTCGCCTTCCACCGCCCACCCGGGCGCTCGTTGAATGATGTTCTGCATCTGCTCTTGTTCCTTCAGCGCTTTCTATCCCTCCGGGTGTCCAGTCCGGAGGTTCTGCGCGCCCAACCCATAACCCGATTCCGTTCGGACGAAAACCTTTTTTCTTGGGTTGAGCGCGACGCTCGGCCGCTTTGGACGCGACCGCCTTTTGTTGCGCCCCGGGTTCACCGCCTTCGCGGCAGCCATAGGGGGCTCAAGCGTCACGCTCAGCCTCGTGCATCGTCGGCTAGCTCGCGGACCCGTCGGTGTCCGCCACCGGAGGCATATTCTCCAACGACTCCAACGCGGTCGTCAGAACGTGCTTCGCCTGCGCGGTCCCCAACTGGGACACCGCCTTTGCGATGCCGCGCAGCGCCCGGGCCGTCACCTTCTGCTCGTTCAAGCCCGCGAGAACCTGCGCCTCCAGCGGCGTGAGCGTCTTCGGGACCCGCGCCTTCCGCTGCTTCGGGGTTGCGGTTTCGGGTTTCTCCGTCTTCTGGGTTGCCATAGTGGTTTCTCCGTTGCTCCCCGGGTTGTCCGGGGAAATGGGTTTCGATTGTTCCACGTGGAACATCAAGGTCAGAACTCCCAGCGATCCGCGTCGATCAGCGTGAAGCTCTGCGACGCCTCCGGATCGCATCCCACGAACTGGTCGATGACTCCCTTCCGAATCAGCAGCAGGATTCGCGAAATCAGCGACCGCTTGCGATCCGCGGTCAACCGGTTGAGTTCATCCATCACGACCAACCTGAACGGTGCCTTGCTCGCGACCGAGACGGCGAATCCGGCATATCCGATCAGCGCTTCCGTCCCCGAGAAGCTGGTGTGCGGAATCCACGCGCCTTCCCGCACGGTTCCGCCCGTGCGTTCAACGTCTGCCTTAGACGCCGCTCGGCCGAGCATCCCGTTGCGGAACTCCAGAGGCGACGCGAGCAATCCGTCGCAGAGCCGGTTGGCGATGGCCAGCGTCTCGGAGAACGCCCGTCCCGCCACTTCGTCCAGAACCGCGGAAACGCGCTTCTGCGCCTCGGTCGCCACTTCAACGAAGCACCGGGCACGGATCAGATCAGACTCCGCCTTGTCCCGTTCGTCACGCAGCACCGCCCATCGGGCAAACTCAGCCTGCGCTCCCTCCAACTGTTCAACCTTCTCGGCGCACCGGCTGCTTTCGCTGAGAGCTTCGGAGATGGCTTCCTGAGTCGGAACTTCGACTTGCGTCGCAGACATCTCCGCCAGCGATTGGAGTTCACGCTTCCACGATTCAACGTCCTTCTGCCCGCGTTCCCACTTGCAGCGTTCCTGCGCGATCCGGTCGTTGCGCTGTCCGATTTCAGCGTACCGCTTCCTGAGTTCCTTCACGCGCTCCCGTTGTTCCGCGCGGATTTCCTCCGCCGCATCAATCAAGCCATCCAACGACGACACGATGCCGGCCAATCCGTCTCCCGTGTAGCCACAGCAAGGACAGGTTCCAGCCCGGAGTTTTGAGCGCGTCGCGATGCGTTCCCGCAACTCGCGTTCGACGTTTTCGAGAATGCAGTTTGCCGATTCAACCGCAGCTTCCGCCCGCGCGAATTCGTCGACGTATTCCTCGGACCGTTGCGGCGCTTCCGGAGTCGCGGCGGCTTGGGTAATGGCGGCGTCGAGTTCAGCAAGGCGACGCTTCCGGCGTTCGGTGGCTTCCGCAGCCTTCTCAGAAGCCTTCACGGAATCGGCTTGGTTTTGCGCCCGGCGAGTTGCTTCCGCCAGTTCACGACGCGCTTCCGCGAGTTCCTTCGTCTTATCGGCGGGCATCGGTCCGGACCAGAACGCGGCCGACGCCTTCGCCTCCAGCCGCTTTGCCTTCGCCCGTTCCTCCTTCACGATCTGCGCGCAGTCCGAAACCCACAGCGCGGTTGCGGGCGAAACGTCCGGATTGGCTCCGAGCCGTTGCGTCAGAAAACCGCAGAGCATGGTCACCGCTTCGTCCCGAATCCGCGCCGGCATCGCCTCCACCGACTGAATCGCCTGCGTCAATCGCTCCGGGTCAACGGACGCGCCGGATGCCGCGAAGATCGCGCGCGACTGCTCGGCACCCGTCATCGTCCAGAAGGTCGTCGGATCGCACAGCACGGGCGGAAGCGCGCACTCAACCGGAGGCTGTCCGCGCTGCGAAACCGACTCCTTCTTCCGCTCCCACTCCAAGCTCCACGTCAGCCCGCCGTCCGTCGTCGCCGTGACGCTCATCACGCCGGGATCGTCCGGGTTCCCCGCCAGCGCGGGCCAGATACCCGTCTTGCCGATGGGCGGCGGCATCGACCCGACGCACGCCAACCGCAGCGCAATCGGGACGGTGGACTTCCCGGAGAAGTTCGGTCCCGCCACCACGCACGCCGCCGGCAGTTCGAATTCGCGGTTGATGCCGCGGAAGTTTCGCAATTTCAGTTTCGTGACTCTCATCTCTTTCCTCGCTTTGTTGTTCGTTGGTTACTCCATCAGAATCGCAGCATAAGCCACCCGAGCAATCCCCACACGAGCAGGACCGCGATCCATCCAATCCATTCCGTCAGTTTGATTTTCACGCCTTCGTTTCCTTCTCCATCGCCGCGCGCCACTCTCGCACGCGCGACATTTTCGCCATCATCCGCACCGCAATATCCGCGTCGGACAATCCGCGCGCGGCCATCCGCCGGAAGTCGGATGGGACGTTCTTCCAATGGAAGCTCATTCGACTCGCGGCATCCTCCCATTTGCGCTCTACCGCTCTTCCGACTCCGCGGCGATAGTTGCGCTGCGTTTGCTGGTTTAGCCGCTCGGCTTCATCCTCGGAACACCAGCACTCCCGACTGCCGTAGTACCTCCAGAACACTTCTCCGGATTCGTTTCGAGCCCATCGCTTGAGGGTTCTCGGTCCGGTTGAAGGCTGCGTTCTCATGGTCACTCGGGGATGACTTCTTCAAAGCCGAGCGCCGCCATTGTGGCCTCTTCGCGCTTCGTGAACGTCATGCGGTCTTCCCGCGGACCGTAGCGCCGCGCGTCGTTCGCGCTCCGGTCCGGATCGCGAACCCACCGCTCCTCTTCCTCGCGTCGTTTGATGGCGTAGGGCATGGCGTTAGAAGTCGAATTTCGGGAACTGCACCGGAGGCTCGCCAGCGTCCGGCATCGCCGACATGCCGCCGCGCTTGCACGCCTCGATGAAGATAGTAGCCGCCGCCGATTGGAGGAATTCGTCCCCCACGTTGATGCCAGCTTTGTGCATCGCCGCGACGTTGTGCGCCGCCGCCGCGCAGCAGAGAAGGTGCAGCTTGCGGATGCGATTCAAGTCCGCCTTCACCGCTTCCCATCCGCCCGCGGCTGCCGCCGGTTTTTCGGATTCGCCCCGGGGCGGCTGATCGCCAGACGGGTAATCGTCCCCGGCGTCCTCCGTCCGCGCCCGCTCCTTCGGCGGTTCGGAATCGGCCGAAGCCTTCTCCTTCGGACCCGTCCCCCAATCACCCTTTCCGAACGTCAGTTCGGCCGAAGGGGTGACCAGCACGATCCGGGTCGTCTTCCCGTTGTACTCGTCATCCTCGACCCGCACCCCGGTCAAACCGCGTTCCCCGTTGTTCGCCACGACGAACGCGACCTTCCCGACCGCATCCAGAGCGATCTGGTCCCGTCCCTTGAACTTCACGTCCGCCTTCGTTCCGCCATCTTCGATCACAAGGGTCTGGAAACTCCACGGTCCTTTCGCGGACTCGCCGCTGAAGTATTTCCCGACCTTGATGACCTTCCCGCGGATCGCCGGGAGTTGTTCGCCCGGGTCCATCTTCACCGCTTCCGCCAGTGGTACGATTCTCGGCATGGTTTTCTTCTTTCTCCGGTGTGCTGTCCCGGCTCCCGATCCGGACCGTTGCCCGAACCGGAAACCGTCACGGTCACGCCAAACTCTTCGGCAGTTCGTCCGGTCCGAAGTGCCGCAGCGCTTCCCGCGCGCTCAGCAACTCCGCGACGCCCGGGACGGTCCACAGATTGAACCGAAAGCGCAACGCCCCCAGCTTCTCCAATCGCCCGGCCGCTCCGGAACCGTCCGGCGCTCGATTGGCCGCGCGAATCCGCATCCGTTCCGCATATGGCATCAGGTCGGCGCAGAAGTCGCAGACAGTGATGGCGTGCCTACCTGCCAAGGTTTCACCGCAGAACTCGCACCGCGCCGCCGGCATCAGTTCGACCGCTTCGTCCGGCGCGCGGTCCGGGTCATCAGGAAGAACGAAGCGTGCTCCGTCGCGAGGAAGGGTGTTCACAGTTCGGAGGAGTAGGTGGTTTGCAGGAAAGCGGAATCCATCCAGATGACTTGCGCTTCTATGCGCGTGGCCGGGTCCAACGAAAACGGGTACTTTCCGCGCTGCGCGATGAAGTGCCCTGCTACACGCACCGACCGCGTCTTGAGATCGCGCATCACTTCTTCCGCCAAGTCGTTCCCGATTCCAAGCGCCGTTCGAATTGCTGACCGGTCAAACACTCCGCTCCGCATGGCAAATCCTTCGACGGTGTGGGTGACGACCGCCTTTCCAAGCTGGACGCCAGCGAACCGAAAGGTCACCGAAACTCCAGAGATCACTTGGACTCCTCCGGTTTGACCGTGACGGTGACGACCCAGCCGGCGAACGGAAGCTTGATAAGCTCCGCTTCGCTCCAGACAAACGCCTTGACGAAGGCGAGAAGCGCCATCGCCTGTTCTTCGGTGTCGGGGAAGCAGACGACCGTCACGGACCCGTCGCGGGTCGTTGGCTGAACGTCTACTTGGAAGGCGTCGCTTCCAGCCGCTCGGGAGGCGTAGCAGAGCGCCGATTGGATGACGCGTGCTTTGGATTCGGAGTCTGTCATTTTCGTTTCGGTTTCGTGTTTCGGTTGCTTCTGACGGGGGACAGTAAAGCGGATTGCCGCTTCTACGTCAAATCCTTTTTTGCATCGGAAGTTTTCTTTGAACCTGAATCCGCAAACGTCGAACGAGTTCGGCCGCGGTTGGTTTTTTTTGGCGTTTCGATGCCGCTTCGGCTCGCTTCGCCTTCGTGTCGATCCTCCGCATCACGAGAGCCATCCCGGCTTTCATTGTGCCTCCCTCGCTGCTCGCTCAGCGTGACGCTTGGCGTTGGACCTTGCCGCCCGCTGCCCGGCCTCCGTCTGTTGCGCCGGAATACCGCGCTCGGCGCAGAATGCTTTGAAGCGTTCTCGGAATGCATCGTGCCAGCACCGTCGCCGTTGTGATCGCTTAGGTTTCACGAGCAGCACCCGCAGCAAGGAGCGTCTTCGCAACGCCCCGTTCGGTTGACGATCCCGACAACTTCCCCGGCGAAGTTGCGCACCGCCACAACCTCCGGACGACCAGTCACTCGGCAGGACAAGTGCGCTGTCCGGAGTTCGAACGGTTCTCCCATGTCGCGCTCCGTCGCGTCCTGGAATTCGAACTGGACGCCTCCAAGCGCAGGAACCGGAAGACCGCAGATTGCGCACGTTCCCTGTTCTCTGTTCACCCTATCATTCATGACTTGTTCTCCTGTTTTCCAATCGGATTGGACCCATCGCTTTCAAAAACGGCATTCCTCTCCAAGCACGTTCCACCGGTCCCAAGATCCGTGAGGCGGTCCCCACGAACCGAACTTGCCGGACAACGATGCTACCGCGTCCCGGAACCGTTCGAACTCGTAATGCCCGACCGGTTCCTGCCGAAAGAATCGCGTCGATCTCCAGCCCTTCCCAATCTTCGGCGACACGAACACGACCGCATCCGGATTGGACCGTTGTTGCAGCAACACCGCTCCGTCCGTGTGCCGCCCGGCCCGCATCGCCCGGATGGTGCTCGCGATTTGCCGGCGAAAGCGTCGCCGGTCCGCCTCGATCTTCCGCTTGGCTTCTTCCCGAGTCATGGCGCGATGGTGAACCGCTTGGCCCACCGTTGAACGTCCGCAGGGTTCGGGATCGGTTCGAACCGCTTCGCGCGATCCGCTTGACGTTGTTCCGCCGTCTCGTGGTAGCGCGCCCAACGTCGTTGCGCGCTCTTGATCTCCCGCGCGGTTGCAGGCTGCGAGAGCGTGCCACTGTCCTGCACTCCTATGCCGGTAGGCTTCGGTCCGGGTGCTGATATTCTCATAGCTCAAAGGGAAGGGACTTCGCCGATTGCGTACAGATGCCACTTGGCAGGCGTCCACGGTCCAACCTTCCACGCAATGTGCTTTCGGAAGTCGCGGACGATCCACTGCATCCTAACCGGGGATCGGTCGCCGAGTCGTTCCACCTCATTGAGCGCGACGGTCAACCGGTTGGCAATCCGCGCGTCGACTTCGGCAACCTGCTCAAGTTCCGGAATCTCGCTCGACACGCCATCCTCGCCGACCGTCCGCACCGGAGATTGAACGACCCGTAACACAACTGCCCGGCGTTCCGATTTCTTGAAGAAGAAGTAGCGCATGGTGTTTTCTTTGAAAACGGTTACTTCGCGTCCTTCCCAACCCAACAGATCGTCCCCGCCTTCTCCGCCCAAAACTGATCCGAAAGCCGCTCCCACTTGATTTCCGGGATGGCCGTCGGGGGCGATGATCGCGCGCAGTAGTAGGCGGACCCGATGGAATAAACGGCATGCGGGTGGCGGTGCGCTTGGTATCGGTACTCGGAAAGCTCACTAGTGGTCAGTCCGAGCGTGGCGGCGAGGGCGGCGTGGGCAGTCATGGTTTCAGGATCGGTTTCGGTTTGCTTGTGGTTTCCGGCGTGTGCCGGCTCCCGACCCGGACCCGCGCCCGGGGCGGACGCCGAAACAAGCAGGCATTCAGTCTTCGTTCCAAGTAGCGTATGCCGGCTCTCCGATTTGCGCGCAGTGAGCTTCATATTCCGCTTTTGCCTTGGCGAAACCTTCGATGGCCCATTGGAGATCCCGCTCCATTGTTCCCGGTTCCTGTTTGACCAACCGACGGAACATTTCTGCCGGAACTTCCTTCGCAAGAGCCGCAAGGGATCGGGTGCGATTCGTTTCCCCAGCAGCGTGGTTCATAGCCTGCGCGAGAGCTTGTTTCGTTGTCATCGTTTCTGGTTTCGTTTCGGTGTCGCGGTCGACGGGGGACAGTAAAGCTGAAATCCGTTTCAGCGTCAAATAGTTTTTTCTATGGAGCGGAGATTGTTGGCGGGAACAGGTGGACGGCGAACCCGCCCTTGCCGTCCCACGCGCCCGCCCCGTTCGCTCCGCTCCACAGATCCTCCGCGGTGAACAGATTCGGCAGATCGGCAGCGCGAATCCAGCATGCCGCCACGTCCGGCGCTGGATTGCTTTCGATGTCCGACACGCCCCATTGCGTCGCCGGCACCGGGTACGTCCCGACGCGCGGCACCGTTGCGCTCCATCCCGCGGGCGGCGTCGGGGTCGTGTCGTAGATTTCCAACGTGCCGTGCGGCGATTCCCCGGAGAACGGTCCCGAGTTCTGCCAAGTCGGCGCGGGCGTGCCGGTGATGGGAGCGAACCCGTAGGGGAACTCCACGAGGTTCCCCGATCCGCTCCGGTCGAAGCTGTGCATTGGGTCCGCGTTGGCCCACTTCACCGTTGCGTCGTCACTCCCTGCCGTCCCGGGGAACGCCGTCCAGTCCGAGACGCGGAACAAACCCTGCGGTGCCCACTGCTCGCCCGTTCCCGCGAACATCACGAGCAGACCAAGCTCGAATGCAGGAACAAGCCGCACTTCTGTTCGCGTCCACAACTTCGACCAGAACGCGCCAGTGCCGGGATAGACGTGCGTCCGGTAGGTGGACGACAGTTGCCGCACTCCCATGCCCTGCCGGTCTGGGTCGAACTTGTATAGATCCCACTGCGAGCAGAGTCGAAAGAGACGAAATGGGATTCCGAGATCCGCCGCCGTCGCCGCAACGTCGTCAGCCCGAAGATAGGTGAACTCCGGGAAATCGAATGCCGCATCGTTGGCGCGGAACCATGCGTACCAGTCCTTCGTTGCTCCCGGAGTCAGATCGCTCGCCGTTTGGAACGCGAGTTCGCCCTGCGTCCACCCCGGTTCTCCCGAGACGGTTTCCGGGTCCACGTCGCATATCTCGACGCTCTCGTTTCGGTTCACCCCAGCGCCGACACGGAACTGCGCCGGCAAGTCCATGTTCCAAGCGTTGAAGGGAGTTCCCGCCGCCACGTCGAACGCGCGCCCCACGTACCCGCCTGAGTCGTACAGATCAACGTCGATTTCCGTGAATCCTCCGTAGGCTCCGAGTTCCGTCACGGTATCGCGGACCGTCACGCCAAGATCGGCGGCGCGCGTCGCTGCGTCTCCGTTCTCGTAGCACAGAAACCCGTACGGATAGACGTGCCCTCCGAATATCCCCCCGCTGCTATAGTCCGGCCGGAACGGTCGGCCGTACCACTGAGCATCAAAGAAGGAGAAGGGAACGACCGAGAGCAGCGCGTTGAGCCGCCGCGCAATCGCGTTGAAGTGCCGGGCGCAGAGAACCGGCGCGATGACCGGTCGCACTTCTCCCGCCAGCGCCGTGCCCGCAATCGCGTTGGCGCGGTTCAACGCCCACCACCCGGGAGTCGAGTAGTTCGCGAGGATGTGGGTCGTCGAATCTCCCGCTTCGAAGTAGCACCCGGTGAGCTCGACGGGCGATGCGTCCAGACCGGTTCCCGTCACGTCGTTGATCGGCAACTGCCGCTTGATGCCCTGCGACCGGGTGAACAACCGGGAATCGCGCATCGTGTAATCCGCCCCGTCCGTCGTCCCGAGCCACTGCTTCGCGTTCGGATGGCGGATCGGCATGGCGGTGGCGTCCGGAGCCATCGACCGGCGCGCGTACTTGGGAGTATGCCAGATCCCGCCCGCTGGAGGCCACGATTGCACCGGGGCGTGTTGGAACCAGTCGAGATGCCCGAACGTCAGCGACGCCGTGAAGAGCGTCGCCATCCGGCCCGCCGCCACGTCCTTCGGGCAAGCTCCTCCGCTCGGGACAATCCGCAGTTGCGTGTCGACTCCCAACACGCGCCCGTCCCATCGGACGGAGTTCGTCATGAACGTTCCGTGCGAGTTGTTCTTGGTCCCGTCGTGGAATGCCCATCCCCGCACGTCCCCGACGGTTCCTCCGAACGCTGTCCACGCGAGCGGATCGGCGTAGGTCGAATTGGAGTTCTCCTCCTCCAACCGGTCGTAATCCGTCGTGACGGTCGTTCCGATGCCCGGGACCGTTTCGGACTCCGTGACGGCCCGCAGGCGGTCGATCCCATCCCATCCGCTGAGCATGGGAGGAACCGAGTAGCCAACGCCGTCAGCCGGCACTTCGAACGGGTGACCCGTCGCGCCGAAGTTCATCCCGACCGGCACAACGTCGATTCGGTCCAAACCGGTTTCGTCGATAATGCGGAGATAGGCGGTCGCTCCTCCCGGGTCGATTTCGAAGATCAGGTTTGACGCGGTGTCCCCACCGAGCAAGCCGTCTATCGACGGCGCGCTGGTCGCAAAGGTTTCGTCGTCTCCCGTCGGCTTGGAGATCGCCACCAACTTCCCGCCGTGCAGCGCCAGCCGATAGATCGGAGTCGCTGAGTCCGCCGGATCGAGGAACGGGCGCAGCCGTCCGGCATCGTGGGTAATGTCCGACAGGTCGAACGCGAAACCCGTCTTTGGTTCGTTCGCACCCGCGACGCCCGCCCCGACTTCCGACATGACCCCCGGCGTTCCGACGATTGCGAAGTGATCGAGCAGATGCACCACCAGCGCCCACGAGGCCACGTTGTTTGCCCCGTCGGCGTACCAGACCGATCCAGCCGTCTCTCCCGCCATTGCGCCGCGACGGTCGTTCCACGGCATGGAGTTTCCGATGCGCTCCAGATCGGCCGCGCGCATCCGCCAAAGCACGAACCCTTCCTGCTCCCAACTCGTTCCGTCATCCGACAACCGGACCGTGATGCAGTCCCATCGGTTCAACGTGAAGGTCTGCCCGGTGCTGCCCATCGTCACGACAAGCGGCGTTGAATCGGAATCGAGGTTGTGGAACCGAAGGCACCGGCACTTGTCCCAAGCCGACTCCCACGTGAACGCTCGGCTGGCATGCCCTTCGAACACCACATCGACCGCCGCAAGGTCGTGCCGCTTCTCGTGGTGGTAATGCCCGGCGATGAACTCGACCTTGGCGAAGTAGGGTTCATCCGGCCCGGTTGGCGGCGTCACGGTGCGCTTCTGAATTACCAGACTCGTGCTCAGCGCATCCGCCACCATATCCAACTCGACCTGCTTCAAATCGTCGTCCTGCGAAAGAATCGTTGCCGCTGCCGCTGCCGTGTCGATTGCCGACTGATCGTGGGATGCGGTCGCGGAGAAGATGCGGCGCGAAGCCATCGTTCCGAAGATGCACAGCAGCCCTGCAAGACCGGCTTCCTTCCACTCAGCATGGCTGAGGTAAAGCAGCGGACTCTGCGCGTTGAACAGCACCGACAGCGCATCGTCAAGCGCATCAAAGACCGCGTTGGCTTCCGCAATCCCAACCGGGGACGGTGCCGTGAGGTAGGCGACCGCCATAGGCTAGACCCACGATGGGGCAGCGTTCGCGCGTACTCTGCCGCTGCTTGGAAGGACGAAGATCGCCGTACCTCCCGCTGTCTGTACCTGCTTCACACCCGATCCTCGCGCCACGCCTGCGGACCGAATCGCTTCGCGCGTTTGATTGCGGTCGTCCTTGTCCCGGGTGTTCGGGACTCGCCGCGGATACTTCCAGTTGGTGTTCATGGGGCGTGCACGTAGAGGGCCGAATCCCACACGAGAGCGTAACGGAACGTCATCGTGACGACCTTCGTCCCGTCCGTCTGGTAGTCCAACTCAACCTCTTCCGCGAGCCACTCGCCGGTCGGCATCTTGGCGTAGATCGCCGCGGGAATCGTGTTGAGCGCCGTCGAGAGTTGGGTGTTGGTGTAAACCGTCCCCACGGTCGCGGTGTCCGGGACATAGACCGCCGTCGGCTGGTAGGTTCTGACCACCACCAGAACCGGTTCCGGGCGCAAGTAGCTCTTGGTGCCGCCCATGATCATACGGCAAAAGTCCACGAGCCCGTTTGCCGGAAGCTGAATATCCGCGAGCTTCCCGGCATCCAGATCGTCCGTGCTGGTTCCTCCGAGGTAATCTCCAAGCGTCCGCAGACCCAGCGCCACATTGTTCTCGTCCACCGCCTCCCACCCAGCGATCAAGGTATTGAGATTCCCGACGAACGTTGGGTGCTCTTCGACCGGCACCAACGTCCCCTTGGACTGAAACTTCCACTGCGTCGTGATCGGGTCTTCCGTCGGCGAGATGGAACCTTGGTATTGAACCTCTAGCCGGGCGCTCGGTCCTTCAAGCGGCGTGATGGTATAGGCCACGCCGGTTCCGCGATACGCAGCCGCCAGAATATCAATATCTGCGCGCAGCCCTTCGATGGGCTCGGTCAGTGTCCAGTTGCTCGGCGAGTACTGCTCACTGGTCTGCCCGACTACCGTCCCGGACCCTCTTTGCACGTAGTCGCTCATAGTGCCATCTTCCTTCCGCTGGCAACGAGGTCGTCCATCTTCCGGTTGATCATTTCCAACTGAGTCTCGGCCACTGTTCTCGGCGCTGCCGTCTGCATGTAACCTCCGATGCCGGTCAAGGACGACACTTCGAACGTGCGCGATTTCTCAGCCGCCTTCTTCACCTTCGTCGATGACCAGTTTTCATCCCCTCCGACGGCGTGCCACCACGCGTTCGTTGCCGCCTGCTGTTGAAGCTCTCGCACCAGTTTTTCCAAAGGCGATTCCGTAGCGGTTCCTCCCGCCTCAATGTCTTCGGCGTTCGTGTTCGCCGTCACTGAGCGGCGTAAGTACTCTCCCGTTTCACGCGCCTTCTTTCCAATGGCCGATTCGGGATCGGTCAGACCAGCCAGTCCTTCCAATGCGGACCCGGCCATTATTTTCGCCCATTCCTTCGTGTTCTGTTTGATGCCCGCCCAAATTCCCCCTTTGTTGGATCCAATCGCGTTGATCGTTCCCGCGGTTCCGGTCGCGAGCGCCGAAACGATTGGTGCCGCCTTAGCCTGTAGCTCCGCGATGGACTGATATGCCTTCGCCATCTGCGCCACGTCTTCCGCCGTGAGAATCGCGCCTGAGTTCTTCAACTGACGCATTGCGTCCCCAACCTCAGTCGCAAATTCCGTCCCGGTTGTCTTGGCGAGAATGAACTGATTTGCCAGATCCTCCACCGAGTTTCCCGTTTGCTCCGCAAGCTTCTGCAACGTCTGGAACGTCTCCACGTCGAGACCGAACTTCGCAGCGTCCACCGTAACCTTCTGCGCCTTCTCCAACTCCTTCTTAATCGCCCACGTCACGCCTGCCGCGCCAATCGTGCTGACGATGCGCTCGCGGAACGAGTGAGCGATCCGAGTCCCGAGCTTGTTAAACTGGCCGGTGACTTTGGCGACGCCTCTCGACAATCCCTCAGTGTCGAAGACGAACCCGCCCGTCACATCGAAGTCATGACCGCTGCTTGGCATTACGTGCTTCCTCCGTTCGCTTCGCAATCGCCGTCCTCGTCAGAGTCGCCAGCACCACTTTTTCGTTGGACTCCAGAATCGCGTAGTAGTCCAACACGACCTGCCCGAGAAGCTGATCGTCGAACGTTTCCGGGGCATACCCTCCCGACGCGCAAAGAAAAGCCCGGAGATGGGCCAGCCAAGGGGAGTTGATCGGATGCGTGACGATTGGCCGGCTTGGGTCGAGCGGCTTGGCCACGGCATAGGGCTCCTCCCGATGGTAGCGCACGAACCGGAACCAACCCACCAGACAGTTTCTCCAATCCCACTTTCTCCCGAGACGGACCAGCATCCACCGAATGCGCCACCGAAGGGTCGCGGAGTCGAACTGCATCAGCGCATCCCTGAATGGACGCGAGCAGATGAACGCAGCGAGAAGAAGGTCGTTTGGCGTCGCCGGCTTCCAAAGTCCCATCGCGTCCAGCAACCGCGCATGACCAACCGTCATCTGCTCCAATCGCCGGCCGCAGACCCAATGCCAGACCGGCACCACCGTTCGGTCGTGCAGGTCCTCCACCGATAGGTTGCCGGTTAGATCGGGCACGTCGAGCTAGGTGTTGTCGACAGCCCAAACGCCGTTGAGCGTCACGCTAACGTTATCAGTGTTAGCGCCCGACGGACTGCACCCGGTGACTTCCCAAATACCGTCCGCGCCGGGCACTGAGCACGACTCCACCTTGAACTTACGTCCGTTCGTGATCAGAGCGCCCGCGGTCGCCGCCGCGCCGGCCGTGCTGCCGACCGGAATGAACGTGATGGTGATGGTCGTCGACCGGTTCCGCTGCGGCGTTCCGCCGTCGAGATTGAAGTGCGTCCGGCTCTTGATGGTTCCGAGACCGCTGCGGTGCTCCACCATGTCCGACCCGGGATTTACCGCGACGCTCACCAAGTCCCAATCGCGCGCCGTTGCCTCGAAAGGTCCCGGACTGGCGTCCAGCTTCACCGTGCCGGCGACTCCGAAGATGGGAACGTGATTTGCCGCGGCGTTGGAAACGTAGTCTGCCATATGAGTCTCTTTCTCTCAGTTCGTCTCGCGGATCAGAACACCACTTTTGCTCCAAGTCGAGCCACCAGCCGGACGATCATCACGAGGGCCGGCTTTTCCGACTCCATCGAAAGCGCGTCGTCCGCAACTTGGAAGTAGGCGAACGGTTCGGACACCATTTGCGTCTGGTGCATCGTCGCGATAATCGCTTCACCCAACCGAAGCGCGGTCCAAGGGTGCGCAATCCCGGACCGGTTCATGCGGACCGTCTCCTGCAATCGAACTTCCAATCCAACACGCCACTTTCCTTGCCCTTCGCGGGACATCCCGGAAAAACCGACAATCGCGATGAGCGGCTTTTGGATTTGCTCCATCAGCTTGCTTTCGAAGTCTCCGTCGTCGGAAGACTCGATTACCAACCCTGAATTCACCGCGAACGGAGCAGCGCGAAGCGTGCTGGTTACGTGGCTCTGGATCAGCCGGCAAATCCCGTACTCAGGAATTCGGTCCACTTGGTTCCTTTCCCCCGCGTCCGAAAGGCTGCACGGGTTGTTCCGGGACGTTGAGACCGGTTCCCTTCGCCAAGTCGGCGTTGAGCAGCGCGCCGACCGCTTGGCACATCGCCTGCGCTCCAGCAAGCGACAGGATGAACCATGAGAACGGGTTTGACCAAGGATCGCGCATGAGAGCGTTGAACCCTTCCTTTCCGAGTTCGTATCCCCACGCGAGCGCCACCGGAATTCCGGACGCCACGAGATAGCGGATTACTGTCACTGTCTTGCGCGTCCTTGAAGTCATGGCGTCCAAACTCCATTCGTGACGCTTCCGGCGTCGAAATCCAACCACGTCCGACCCGCTCCGTCCGTTCGTCGGGAGACGCAACCTGCGATGATCGCGCACGCCAATGCGACACCTGCAATGACCGCCGTCCGATAGATCGCGCGCTTCATTGACCGATCCCTTTCCCGCCTGCTCTTACCGCCCTTTCCTCTCGCTCAATGTCGTCGCGCACCTTGAGTGCGATCACCGCCTTTTGGAGTTCCCGGATCTCAGCAAGAACAGCGTCGAACCGGACGCCAGCACGAGTTTCCACTTCGGAAAGGATCTGCAACCGCAACCTCTCCAGATCGCGCGGCGCTCCACGCTCAAGCTCTGAGATCCGCTGTTCGTGGCGAAAGATCGAAGTTGCGACCCACACGAGGAATCCGCAGGTGAGCGCGAAGACGCCCGGCCATGTCGCGATGAACAGTTTCCAACTCCAGTCCATCCAGACCGTAATTCTCCGCGGTAATTCCTCCCGGCGATGTTCGGATTGAGACATTAACGATGGTCGATTCACGGTTGAAACGCTTCCGTCTCCTGCCTGCTATCCACAGGGTCCAAAAGAACGACCCCGTTTCGCACGAGAAGCTTGTAGCTTCGTCCGTCCGGTCCGGACACCACCGCCGGCAGTCCAGACGCCCCCACAGACCGAGAGCGCGCAGGAATGGCGCTTCCCGGCGCGGCAACGGGCGTTCCCGCCACCGCTCCTCCCGTGAATGCCTGCACAGCACCACGCGCAGCCGATTCCGCAACGATCCCGAGCGCTTCGACTTGATCGGCCGAAAATCCCTTGAGCGTGAAGCTGCTTCCGTCCGCTCCGACGAATGTAGCCTCCTTGAAGGATTCCTTGTTTCCAAGGGTCGATGAGTCGAAGACGAACGGACCCGCCTTCGTCGGCAACTGCAGGTTGCGCTGCGCACATCCGGCCACGAGCAAAAGCCCGATGCCGGCCGTTAGGATGGGGGAGGGGATTCTGTTCACGTTGCAGCTTCTTCGTTTTGGTTTTACGCCATCACGGCGCTTCCGTTTTCCACTCGCTTTGGTCCCGCGACTGTCCGCCGCTCATAAGCCGGCTCCCAACCGAGATGACTTTGAATGTCGGCTCGGCCTGCTTGGAAGCGGCTTCACCGACGGTCAACTCGATTGCCAGCGATACGCGCAGACCGAGCGGACGATCCGGAGCTTTCAGCACCAGCGGTTCGGACGGCTCCGAAAGCATTCCGGCGGTGTTGAACGCTCGCAGCGTAACGGTCCAAGGGCCGGGCAGGTTCGGCGGAGGTTGGAACGCGCACGAGGTAGCGGACGCGCCTACCGTGTTTGTCACCGATCCGGCCGGGCTTTGAATCACCAGCAAGTATCCCGCAAGGTCCGCTTCGGAATTGGCGTCCCAAGCGAACGTTACGCGCGGAGCGAAAGTCGCCGGCTGCTGGGCGAGGGCGAAGGGCGAGAGCAGGAGGAACGCCGCGACGGCAGCCGTGGGGAGGTAAGAAGCGAACTGCTTAGGTGAGCTTCGCCATGTCATGCCCGGAGTGTCCACTTGGGACGCCTTCGGTCAAGTCAGTTAAACGTTACCGTACCACTCACCGTAAGCGCTCCGCGTTTCCTCTTGGCAGCGAGCGGAATTGTGCCGTCTCCCCAAAGCTGGCGACCGAAGTCGATCTTCCCCGTCCCGATTCTGGCGATACTGCTCGTCACGAAGTCGAACACGAGAGCATCACTCGGCCCGACAACCCAATCCGGTCCCTGCCCGCTGACGCCTTGGTTCGGCTTCATCCAAGCGTAAACCAGAAACGCCGGGTTGGGAGTCTTCCACGACATCCCGATGGCCCGCTGAGCCGCCGCGTAGTTCCACCACCATTCCATTTGGAATGACCGATAGCGGAAGCAGATCAAGCCTCGCGGAGCATTACAGGAACCGTCCCAAAGGTTGCTTACCTCGGAGTTGTCCCAGTTGTCGTAATAAACCCGGTACGTTCCCGGCGCAACCGCGCTTCCCGTCCGCGTCCATGTCAGTTGGGACGAGAAGTTGGTGGCTGCCTTGCTGTCCGTATCGGCCGAGCCGCCGACCCAAATCGACCCGGTGAAGACGCCCGTCGCGTCGTTGGACCAGACCCCGCTGCGGTAGGCGATATCGTTGGTGATGTAGGCCCGCAGGCAAAACCCTTCGTCGAGCGCGTCTTGCTTGTTGGTCCCGGCGACGCATGCCGGAGTTGTCCATGCGGTGTCATCCCCGGGCCGCGCTACGCCAGCAAAGTCGATCCGGAAGACCGGAATCGAAAACCATCCCTCGGTGTTATCCGGTCTCCCATCGCCGGCCGTGTTCCGATTGAGAAGATGCGCGGCGTCGAAGCCGGTCTGCTCGGTGTGGTTCGTCGAGTCGTACAGAACGAGGTTGGTGCACCCGAGCCAGTTGTCCGATGTCTGGCATCGCCACTCGTGCCCGTCGTCAATGTGCGTTCCGCCAACGTAGGTCGGAAGTGATCCGAAAATCAGGATATGGGTCGGGCTGAACGTCACCACGTCGTTGCTCATGCGGTTGAGCGCCGACCAGTCCGCGTTGGTCCAGTTCCGGGACCACCGGGCGTGCTCGCGCACGACGATGCCGCCGGGAAAGTTTCCTTCGTCTTGGATGACGCGGAGAAGCCTGTCGAAGTCCTTGCCGGCAAGTCCGCGAGCCGTCGGCTCCGTCAGGATCAGGAGCTTGTTGGCTGCCACCACCGACAGGGACAGCCACAGCGTCGCGATGGCGATGAAGAGTTTCATGGGTCAGAAGTATGTCTTGATGACCACGACTCCAGACGCGCCGTTCCCACCGCTTCCGCTGGTGGTCCCGTTCCTGCAACCGGCTCCACCGCCCCCACCACCTCCCGGCCATCCTCCATTGCCGCCGTTTCCAATGGACGAGAATCCCGGGTAACCGCCACCCCCGCCCGATCCCGGTCGCGGAATCGTCGTGAACCCAAACGCGGTTCCGTTGGTCCCGTTGACGCCTGCCGAAGTTCCGGCAGCGCCGCCCGGAATGATTACGAAGGACCAAACGCTTCCACCTCGACTGGGGGTGTTTGTCACAACAGCCGCAGTAATGGAACCACCGCCACCACCCGCGGCCGCGCCCCCAATACGGTCCTGCACGTCGGTTGGGATTGACGCATTCGATCCATGCGCTCCTGCCAATCCGCCGGAACCACGAAGTTGTGCCGCTACCTGTCCCGAACTGGCCCCAGTTCCGGTCCCGATTCCAGCACCTCCACCTGTCCCCGCGGTAGCATAGGCAACTGTCCCGACAGTCGAAGCGCCTCCAAAGGTTCCAAATGATCCGTCGGTGTTATCCACAGCAATGCCGCTTGCCCCAACGCCATTGGTGCCAACTGTGACTGTTTCGGTGGACCCGAGGTCGGCTGCGCTAAAGGTCCAAAAGAATGCACCGCCGCCACCACCACCACCACCACCTCCTGCGTGCTGGTTCGTTCCTCGGCGTCCAGATCCCCCTCCGCCTCCGCCTCCAATCGCGTAGATCTCAACAAGTTTCGCACCAGCCGGCTTTGTCCACGTCGCGGTTCCAGACGTGTTGGTGTAAATGTCGATCTGCACCGTGTTTGTGATTCCGCCCGCCGTCAGCGCAGACTCTTTCACAATGCGCCCGGTTCCAATCACGTTGGAGATACTCAACTGAGAGCCGGTCACCTGAAGGTCCGTCGCGTCAACGCTGGTAATGAATCCGCCGACCGTTAGAGCCTCAAGCTTTGCCGCAATGTCTCCCTTTGTGACTACCTCGTTCGTCTTACTGGAGTTAGTCCAAGTGGAAGCGTTATAGGCGTCCATCGGAACCTTCACGGCCCCAGTGAAGGTGTCGCCCGCGATGTTCGGAGTCCCGAGCGTCGTGCGCCCGGCCGCAGCATTCGCGGCGGACAGAAGATCCCGCCCAGTCGTCGTGCTGGCGAAGTTCGTCAGGCCGGTTCCGTCCCGGTACACGAAATCCCCGCTCGCCCACGCCACGCTTGCGATCCGAAGCAGGTCAGCGTCGTAAGCCTGCACGTCCGTTCCGATCACGAGTCCAAGGACCGTCCGGGCGTCCGCCGCGTTCGTCACTCCCAACGCGCCGTTGGCGAATCCCCAAACTCCGGAGTAGGTCGCCGAGTTGATGATGAGATCCGCCACCGTGACCGCGCCGTTGAACACCACGGCACCGTTGAAGGTGTTCGTCGTCGCCGCCGCCCATCCCTGCGAGTTGTTCGTGTTCGCGTTGCCGCTTCCGCCTCCGCCTCCGCTGCCGGCGTTGCGGAGAACCCACGCCGTCGTCGCGATCACGGTGTTGCTCGTGCCGTCCGCCGCGGTCGGCGCTGTCGGGCTGCCGGTGAAGGCCGGGGACGCAAGCCGGGCAATCGCCGCCCCGATGGACAGGGTTGGGTTACCGGACACGCCATCGCCGTTCACCACGACAATCTCGGTGTCCCCCGTCACCGTCCGCGCCGCCACGGTTCCGGAGCCGGTCTTGGCGATCATCCCGTTTCCAGACAGCGCCGCGATGCCCGAAAGGATGGTTGCGGCGTCCTGCTTGCCCGCGACGTACGCCATCAGGTTTGTGCCGTTGACGGTCGGCGTTCCGGTCAACGCCGGGCTCGCGAGACGGGCAATCGCCGACCCAATCGACAACGTGGGATTCGCCGAAACCCCGTCTCCGTTCACGACTACAATCTCGGAATCTCCCGTCAGCGTTCTTGCAGCCACCGTTCCGGAAGCCGTCTTCGCCACGAGACCATTCCCCGACAGAGCGGCAATGGCCGACAGAATCGTTGCCCCGTCCTGCTTGGCCGCGATGTACGCCATAAGGTTTGTGCTGTTCACCGTTGGAGTGCCGGTGAGAGCGGGGGATGCGAGACGGGCGATGCCGGCTCCAATGCTGATGGTTGGGTCTCCGCTGACTCCGGACCCGTTCGCCACGACCGCCTCCGAGTCCCCGGTGATCGTGCGGGTCGCCACCGTTCCGGAACCCGTCTTTGCGATCACTCCGTTGCCTGACAGTGCCGCGACCGCCGACAGGATGGTCGCCGCTGCCTGCGCGTCCGTGATGCCGTAACCGGCCCGCGTCGTCGGAGTCCCGGTGATCGTGCTCCAGTCCTGACTCCCGGTGTGGCTCGCCCGGTTGAGCAGAGCCGCCAGCGCCGAGTTGCTCAACTGGTTCGTCCCGATGCTGTTCGTCTTGATCGTGGGCGTGACGTTGGTCCCGATGACTCCCAAGGCGATTGCCGGACCCGAGACGAAGTTGGGGGCGTCCACTTGCAGTGAGTCCACGAAGACGGTGGAAGCGTTCGTCCCGCCACCGCCCGAGTACGCGCTCGTGACCTTCATCCGCCCCATCGGTCCCCATGCGCTTCCGTCGAAGACGAAATCCCACGCCTCGTCTGCCGCGATGGTGTATCCGCCGGCCGTCAACGAACCCGCTCCCGCACCCGTTCGCACGATCCGGAACGCATCGCCCTTGATGGCGTGGTCTGTTGCCAGCGTCACGACTCGCGCCCCCGTCAACGCCGTCTGGAAGAGTTGCACCGGGGCATCGTGGCCCGGCCGCACCGTCACGCTCGCGTCCCCTCGGTCCTCGGACACGCCGAAGCTGCGGACCGGGATGCGCGTCGTTGCCCCGCCGCGGATCTCAGCGTATCGGCCGGTAGCCCGGTCCTGCGGCGAGAGCGTGAAGTCAACGTCGCTGAATGATCCAACCGCCTTGAATTCCACATCGTCGATCAGGAAGGTGCGGCTCGCTCCGTCCGCCCGCTTGATCGCCAACGTGGTGTCGCCCCACACCTTCGTCAGCGTGAACTGTTGCCAGCCTGTGGAGGAGGAAAGCTGTTGGATGCTCTCCCCATCCGACGCCCCGACGATGGAAATTGCCCCTCCCGTCCCGGCAGCGTTCTTCACCCACACCGAAAGCCGGTAGGTCTGGCCGATGGTGGCGACTCCGGCCTGCGAGATCCCGACCAAGGAGTTGCTGGAATCGACGGACATCGACAGCGCCGCAGAGCCCGAATGTGCCGACGCCGAACTTGCGATTGCCGAAGATCCGGTCGCGCTCTCGGTCCAGTTGGCGAACACGTCCGCGCCTCCTCCGCCGGCCGTTTCGAATCCTCCGTTGAGCGTGCTGCTGTCGATCACGGCGGACGCAGAACCGAGAGCCGACTGTCCGGTTGCGAACCCGGACGCCAACGCCGGGAGATCCTCCGTCCGGTCGTAATTCCATGCCCCAAGACGTAGTACGGTTCCCGCGTAGGTCGTTCCGATGCTCTCCGTCCCGACAATCCAGTTTGTTCCGGTGAGCGCATCGCTCCATGCCGGAGGGGTCCCGCTGGTACTTTCTCCCGCGAGCAGTCGCCGCCCGTCCCCGTAGAGCCTCACGCCGTTGATGTCCCGGATGATCGTCACCGCGGCGTTCTTCAACTGGTAGCCCGTCTGCCAGTTCGTGACCGTCAAGGCGCGCCAGTCGTTCGACGTTGCGCCGAAGAACCGGAGTTGCAGCGACGCGTTGGTCAGCGCCAATCCCAAGCCGCTCGGGGAAACCCCGTTCGTGGCCGTGCCGATGGCGAACAGTCCCGGGTTCCCGTCGTAGGGGATTGTCCCGGCCCACGCCAAGGTGAAGTCGCCCGACCCAAGCGGAGACGAGAGTGTGCTTCGAAGCGTCGTGGCGTTGAGCCGCGCTCCGTTCACCTTCGTAGCGAGTTGCGCCTGTTCGAAGCTCTCATAGGTCCACCCGGGCAGCGCCGGGATCTTCGCCACCGACCGGCCGGGAGGGAGCACGAAGTTGGACGGCATCGACGACCGGTAATTATCCACGATCAGGTCGTTGACCATATTCGTTGCCTTGAAGGTGGCGCGATACGCTCCAAGGTCCGGAGCGCTCAACACGATGAAGTCCCGCAGCGCAATGTCCCGGAACACGCCCGAAGCCGCCGCCGTCTGGTCGACGTAGAAGTCATGTCGCACGTCCGCCAGCGCCAATCCGCGCTGGTCAATCAGTCCCGAGACCGTGATGCCCTCCCCCGAATGCGTCGCCCGGTAGGTCAGGATCTGGAAGGCCGATGTCTCGGGGGCGTCCTTCGCCTCCAACCGAACGCGGATGTTCCGATGCGCCGCCGTCGCCGCCACGTCGTAGGCTCCAAAGGTGATGAGGAAGCGGGTGGTTCCGACCGCCAAGAGCTTGATCTGCTCCGTTGTCCCGGTGTCCTTCACCAGCACGTCCATGTCCTCGCATCCGCTGAGCGTCGTCCCGTTCACCGGCTGGTGCGTCAGCATCGCTCCCGTCACGTCGTAGTTCTTCACCCACACCTTCACCTTGGACCGCTTCATTGCGCCCGCGTAGATCCCTCGGTGAACATCGCTCGCCCAAATTCGGAACTCCGAGTCATGCCCTGATCCCCACGTCGATACCGGATACCCGACGTGATCCGCATTAACGTCGAGCACAAGCCGGGTCGAGTCACCGGTGGTTCCGGAGTCGTAGTCGCCCGCCCAAAGACCGTAGGCAGCCCCGTTGACCGCCAACTCGCCCGTGATCCCTTGGCATTGCGTCCGGGCGTTCATCACCACCCATCCGAGTCGATACTGGATGTCCCGCGGGTGAACTGTTCCGGCGAAGGTGATCTTTCCGAGGTGGACGTTTGTGCAGGTCTGGAATCGGAATAGTTCGCGGTAGAAGTCCTGCTTCCGAATGAGCGCAGACGCCGGAAGCGTCGGCGTCGAGTAACCCGACAGCGCGAATGTGACCTGATTCGTTGCCGGGACGGTGGCGACCGTGTAGGGGCCATCGTACCCCGTCACCGTCGAGTTTTTCACGAGGATCGTGTCACCGACAATCCACCCGTGCGCCGTCGGAGTGGTGGCCGTCGCGGTCGTGCCAACAACAGTCAACGCCGCAGCCGTGAAGGTTCCATCCCCGAAGTCGTCGGTGACGAAGGTCGCGGCGTCCGCCTCGATCTTCACGTCCGTAAGGTTCGTGAGCTTCATCACGATCCCGCCGGTTGGAGCACGCACTAGGTACGTCCCGCCCGAAACGCGAAGTGTTCCGCCTCCCGCTGACTGCAACGCCGCCGCCGCCGCCTGCAATGCCGCGGTGTCGTCCTGCCCGTCGTTCGGGATCGCTCCGAACAGTTTGGCGTTGAAGATCCGCGCACTTCGGTCGGTCGCGATGTATCGGCCGGTGGACTTGTTCGTCGTCACGAACACGTTGTCCGCCGTGTCGACCGAGTTCGAATCATAGATGAAGGTCCGCGGAGCGTCCCACAAGTTGGACGAAGATCCGTTCCGCACTTCGACAATTTCGGAAGGAGTCTGAGGCAGACGCGCCCGAAGATCAGCGATGGTCCCGACACTCAGAACTTGCTTCGACGCCTGCCCGAAGACAGCCGCCGACAAAAGGAGAAAGAGCGCCAGAGTCAGGTTGGTTTTCATGGGTCACGCAATCGGGTTACCGCTGAACCGAACGTAGGCAACGCCGTCGTCCCGCACAATCCCGTTCACGCCATCGTCGACGGTGCCGGTCAAATCCTTCCGGAAGATCGCCGGGTCTCCGTTCCCGTCCGCCCCAATCCCTACCATCGTCGCGCCCGTCGTCGACGCTTCGAACTCCGCCACGGTGTCGAAGTAGTAGGGAACCGTCTCGGCGATTTCCGATACGAGGATGGCTGAAAGATCGGTTCCCTCGGTGAGCGCGAACATCCCGCGATTCCGGATTCCTCGATACCACCATTCCACCCGATACACCGCGTTCGCGAGTTCAATCGAGAAGTTCCCGTCGTCGTCGGTTGTGGCCTCCGAAATTCCTCCGGAGATCACTTCGCCGGCTTCGATCTTCGGATAGGTGAGCGGCCAGAACTGCAACACCTGTCCCGCAAGATACCCGTCATTGAACTTCAACTTGCCCGTCAGTGTGCTCATAGGCTTTTCGGTCGAAAGAATTCACTCGTCTTCCGCAAAAGCTCTCCGAAGTAGCGTTGCAACTCCTCCGTCATGACCGCCTTCATCTTGGACGCCTTCGGCAGCGCCCCGGGCCAAGGCTTCTGGTTCACCCGGTACTTCAAAACGAAGAGCGGCGCGAAGGTGTGGCGGCTCTTGTCCGCGACCAAGAACGCTTCGCCTCCAGCCCGGATGATGTGCAGCGGACCGACGATGCGCGCCACTTCCGCCGCGCTCCGCGCGTAGGCGTCCGGGTGCACCGGGATCGTCAACGCCTTGGCGCGCTTCGGGACAATCGGACCGCCGAACACCTTCTGCGAAAACCGCGGGTCCGTGATGATGACGTGAATCTTCCGTTCCTCGATCTTCGGCTTCGGCAGAATCGACTCCCCAATCTGGTGCCAGAAATGCGTCCGACGTTCCAGCGTGAGCCGGTTGGGTTCGTCCCAATCCTTCTGCTCGTAGTACGCCTTGAGCCACCCGATGAACGCCACGCCCGCCTTCGCCATCCCCGCCTGTACGCGCTGCCGGTTGAAGACGCGTCGCATCTCCGTCGTCACCCGCTCTTTGACCCAAAACTTCATTTCACGGTCCCTTCCTCACGATCTTTCCATTCCGCACCGCGTAACCCGATCCAAGGTCGCGCATCAACTGCGACGCAATCCGACCGTCTTTCGGAAGGTCGACGCCCGATGAGTCGAACTCAGGAACCGGTTTCTGTCGCTGGTTCGGGATGCGAAGCTCCAAGCTCTCGATTCTGGCCCGCGCGATCCGACGAACGCTCATGCCTGAGTTGAAGTCGAACGGCGGGTAGGGATTGCCGAACGCAGAAATGGCTTTCCAAATCGCCCCGTTGATTGGGGCCAGCATCTTGCCGTCCGTCTCCTCCCCGCCCGCCTCCGCCCATCGGGTCGGCCAGTCCCTCGGTTCAACGCGCTGCTCCGCACGGTAGAGTTCCCAATACGGGAAGTTGAGTAGATCGCGCTGCGCGTTCGCCCAGCGACCGTAACCGCGCGCCATGTCCCGGTTCGTCCGAACGATCAGGGCGAGGCGTTGCTCCGAAAGCAGATCCTCAATCGTCCCTTCCTTTCCGAGCGGTGCTTGATACCCCGTCCGCTTCACCGCCTTCCGGATCGCCTCGCGCGCTTGGTCGGGCGTCATCGCCTTCGTCAACACGCGCTCCGTCACGCCGCGGATCGCTTCGATGATGCGCGCCCGCCCGACCTTGGCCGAGAAGATCGCGCCTTCCCGGATCGAGCGGCGAATGCGCGACAAATCCTCCGACGGCAGCCCGTTCTTCAACCGGCCGGACCCGCGCAGCTTCCGCAACGCGAACTCCAGCGCCCTAGAGCCCATCCTGATCCTCCCGGTCAAACTCTTCGTCGTGGTCGCTCTCGTACTCGACGGGCATGGGCGACCGGATGTTCCCGACCGGCTCGCCGTCGTCCGACGCCATCCCGGGGATTCCCGGACCATCGCCTCGCGCCACGTCCCGAAGGATGCCTTCCGCCGTCTCTCCGTCCTTCACGCGTTGCCCCGACGGGTCCAGCACTTCCCCGAAGCAGCGCGTCATGACGCGCAGGACCGCGATGGAAAGCGCCGTGTCGATCAGGACCTTCGGCACCTGTCCGTCCGGACCGAGGATGTTCCTCGGGTTCCCCGCAACGGCTCCGCGCACCTTGTCGGTCACGGAAGAAAGCAGCGCGCTCACCGGGTCGCTCTCGCCCGGCCCGTACCCTGAGTTCCGGAACGCGACCAGTTCCTTCCCGCTCAACCGGGTCATCAAGTCCGCCTCCGTCAACGCTCGCCAGTTCGCCATTGCCTTGCCCTCCGTTCGGTTTCCAGCGCCACCAACAAAAAGGGCGGGGGTGTCGTGCCCCCGCCCATCCGCAACCTTCGCGCCGCGTCCCGCATCCCGTTCCGGATCGCGGCTGCGCTGTGGCCGGGGTTACGGACCAGCCGACGGATACGTGAGCGCCCACGGCGGTTTGCCCACGAACTTGATCACGATGTTGGTCGCGGCGTTCGTGCCCGTGTTCACGATCCCACTGCCGCCTCCCAACCTGAGATACCCGAACGCCCCAACCGTCATGTTCGTCGTCCAGACCTTCGTCTGCGTCCCGGTGAACGTCAGGATGAACGAGGTTGTGGCGGTCCCGTCGAAGTTCACGCCGTCCACGCTCCGATAGACCGGGATCGTCAGCGTGGCTGCCGCCGGATTGGTCGCCGTCAGGCTGCCCGAGACGGCGAACGCCACGGTATCGTGCCGGCGAACGTCGATGATCTCCGAACTCGACGTATCGGTGCCGCTCGCCGCGACCGTCGAGGGAGTCGTGGTGGTGGTGGTCGGCGTGTAGCTCGCGACGTAGGTGCGCGCCAGATCAGCCGCCGGAATCGCCATCGGCAGCGCCGCGAAGGCGAGTGCCGCGAGCATCGTCAACATCCGCCCGGTCTTGAGGAAGGTCGTCTTCATTATGTCGTCTTGCTTCGAAGGTTGCGTCGATTCGTCAGCCGTCAGGATCAGGGCGAAGTCGCAGCCACCATATTGAGACGCACGCCGCCAACCGTGTTGGTGACCTGCACGTCATGAGACCAGTCGAAGCCAGCCACTTCCGAGCGTCCATCCTCGGACGTGTAGGTGCGCGGACCGAGCCACGAACCAGCCAACCGGAAAGTCTTCATGAAGGACGGGTCGCGCCGGTTCGGGTTCGGTGAAGCGGCGAACACGATGACGCCGGTCGTCAGGAGGTAAGCCATGCTCGCCGTCTGACCCTCCGGGGTGCTGTCGACCGCGGCGCGCGCCACCATGATTTCCGGATTGCCCGTGAGCAGACCGCTGAGCTCGCTCGTGCCGATGTTCGGAATCGCCCGCGACCCAGCCGCGACGAAGCGCGACCGGACCTTCGGGTGGTTCTTGATGAGTCGCCACGCCGTCGGTCCGACCAGAACGCGCAGGTTGGTGATGGACCCGCCGGCCGAAGTGAGGGCGATGGCGTCCAACTGCTCGTCGATGGCGTCGATCGGGTCCGCGGTCGTCAGGTCCACGTTCGTCCCGGCACCGAGGGACGCGAGCGCCTTCGTGATGACGTCCCGCTCGTGCGCCAGCGTGCCGATGGACGCAGCCATGTCGGCCGCTTCCTTCATGGCGTTCTCGCCGGACTCCTGCGACTCCGCGATTTCCTGCTCGTCAAACGCCACGTCGACGGCGTTCGGGGTGCAGTTGTAGTTCGCATCCGTCGCGGTCCAAGAGACGCGCACCGCCTTACCCTGCGCCGGACGAACGGTGTCGGGAAGCCGGAAGAGCGCCTTCTCGGTGTACCGCTTGTAACGGCCGATGGCAGCCGAAACGTTGACGGTCGGGGCGAGGAACCCGCCGACCGGCGTGATGGTGGACCGTGCGATGCCCTGCGCGTATTCGCGAATGAGTGGGCTACTGCCGAGATTTGCGAGTCGTCCCATAGGATTTGTGAGTCAGGAGTTGAGTCGATTATGAACCAGAGCGCGGTTAGACGGTCAGCGAACCGATGCACGGACGCACCCGGACGTAACCGCCCGCCGTCGCGTCTTCCTCGGCGTACCC